CAGACATCAAAAAGGAATTGAGACCTGGGACTTTTTTGACAATTCTCCAAAAGCAACAGGAGAACCGTATTCTTGGAATCGCTACCCTCTTGATAATGGTAAAAAAATGTGGTGGAGAGAATGGCCAGAATCAAAATGTTAAAAAGAATGATTTATAAATTTAAAATGTGGAGAAAGTATAGGAAAATAAATAAAAATGGTGTTATATACTAATGCTGTTTGATATTTTTAATCCAAGAGTCATTCCTCATATGGGAATTGATAAAAATAATCCTAAAAAAAACTATTCTCATACAACTGAAATTTTGGCATCTCATTCTGAAATACCAAGGCCAGAATATAACTATAAATGGAATAGTGATAACTTAAGATCTATAGAGTTTTCTACAAAACCACCAATAGTAGCCCTAGGCTGCTCTATAACACTTGGTCAAGGCCTTCCTGAGCATCTTAGGTGGACTGACCTGCTTTCTAATCGCATAGGGATTCCTATAGGAAATATATCTTATTCTGGAGCATCCGCAAACAAGTTAGTTTCTAGTTTTTTTGGAATGATACATCAGTATCAATATAAGCCTGAAGTTGTTATTGCACATTTTGCAAACTTTGAAAGATTTTACTTTGTTAGTCCAGACGGGGAAAGAATGCAAGAGTGGTACATAAATCATAGCCCTAAAGTAACTAAGGCAAAGTCACCTTGGAACTATGAAGAAATATTGCCTTATGAATGGGTTTATTATCAGAACTTAGATCACATAAAGATGCTTGAGGCATTTTGTGAAACAAACGGTATAAAACTATATTGGTCTTGTTGGTCAAACGGATTGACTAATGAACAAGATCAGTTTTTAAAAGACAATTTTAGACACTATGTTCCTGACACAACAAAAACAGAGTTTCCCCCAGACTTTGAGTTCCTTGTTAATCCAGAAAATATTTCTGAACTAACTCCTCATTATGAGATGATAAATTGGAGTGGATGCCATCAAGGATGGAAAGATATGTATCCAGAAATATTTGATTACGGGTACGACTATCACAAATTTCCCTACGACCACGGAAGAATAAAAGGTCCTGGGGCTCATTGGCCCCACCCTGGACTACACAAGAATTTACATATATCTGAGTTTTGGGAAAAACAGATATCTGGAATAATTTAAAATATTGATATATACTTTAGTTAAGGGAATTGTGAGGAAGCAATGAAAACAGCATTAGTGCTTGGCGCAGGTGGTTTTATTGGAAGCCATATGGTTAATAGACTTAAGTCAGAAGGATACTGGGTTAGAGGTGTTGACTTAAAACATCCAGATTTTTCCAACACGCAGGCAGATGAGTTTATTGAAAGAGATTTGTCAGTTTATGAAAATGTAGAAAAAGCAATTCAGTTTAAAGGGTATCAAGGAAATTTTTACAGCGAAATCCCATACAAGTTAATTACAGGGTTTGATGAAATTTATCAGTTTGCAGCAGACATGGGGGGTGCTGGATATATATTTACTGGAGACAATGATTCTCAGATTATGGAAAACTCTGCACTTATTAACCTTAATCTTCTTAGAGCACAGTCTAGACTTAATGAAAAATATCAAATAAATAAAACCAAAATATTTTATTCAAGTTCTGCCTGTATGTATCCTGATTATAAGCAGTTAGATGTTAATAATCCTGGTCTTAAGGAATCTGATGCATACCCTGCAGATCCTGATAGTGAGTATGGTTGGGAGAAATTGTTTAGTGAAAGAATGTTTTTAGCCTTTAATAAAAACAATAAGATTCCAGTGGCCATTGCTAGATATCATAATATATATGGACCAGAAGGAACTTGGGACGGTGGAAAAGAAAAAGCACCTGCTGCAATGTGTAGGAAAGTTATACAAGCAGATAATTCTATAGAAATTTGGGGGGATGGAGAGCAAACTCGCTCATTCCTGTATATAGATGAATGTATAGAGGCAACGAGAAGGTTAATGCAGTCAGACTTTAAGGGTCCAGTAAATATTGGTTCTGAAGAAATGGTTACCATAAACCAGTTAGTTGATATTGCCTGTGGCGTTGAGGGTAAAAGTTTAGATAAAAATCACATCCCTGGACCATTAGGTGTTAGAGGTAGAAACTCTAATAATGATTTAGTCAGACAAGAACTAGGCTGGGACTATTCTATGACTTTAACAGACGGTATTAAAAAGACCTATCTTTGGATTAAAGACCAAATAGAAAAGCCCCAGCACTAAATTAGTTAGGAAATTTAGACATCCAGGACTTAGTTCTTGGAGTCATACCCTTCCAGGCAATCCAGTTTTCTCCACCGTTACTCATGTGATGAGCGATCTGAGCATTTAGTACTGGATTAAAAAGTTCAGCATTTGATGATAAATTAAACTTTTCTCTGCGGTCAGGACCAAGTGAGTCAATCATGTTGATTTGAAATATTCCGTATGAAGAATCTCCAGTCTTTGCATTTCCGTTAAAAGCAAATGGGCGACCATTAGATTCCTTCTTTGCTACAGCCCAAGCCTCAACAAGATTTTGACCTTTGAAGCCAACAAGGGATAGCATTTTCTTTAACTCTAAATCTGTAAGAGATGTCTTGTTTTCAAAACTCTCCAACATTTTTTCCTTAGAAACCAAAAAAACCTCTTTCGAGGTTGTTTCTACTGGCTGAGCCTGTTCAAGGCTAAGGTTATTCTTTGTGCTTAGTTCTGGGGTAGCATTAGCAGCATTAGAAAATACACTGACAAGTGCCACGATACTGAGTGTGCTAATGATCTCTTTGTTTCTTTCGATAAATTTAATCATAGTTTCCTCCTTAGAAAACAATAACACCCTGGTAGGTGTTACTACCAAGTATAACACAAAATTTTATCAAAAGTCAACTTTAGAGGGTGGTATAATAAAGATTATGGCTACAGGAAAATCACTTAACTATCCTAATATGAAGTACCCACTTGCTTCAGATCCCGTCAATGTACACGGAGATATAAAAATATTAGTTGATGCTTTAAATGATATACTACCTCCATTAGGAATGACAGGGGTAACATCACCTGTAAGAAATGCAAGTTCTTCTATGCCTATTCTTGCAGGCACTCCAGTTTTTATTTCTGGAAGTGTTTCTTACGAAGGAAAAATGGTTCCAACTGTATTGAAATACGACCCATCAAGTCCTACTCATGACCCAGATGTTCCTATACTTGGTTTGATGCAATCAGACACACTGCCTGCTGGAGATGAAGATAAAGGAAACGGAGTTGTAGTGGTTTCTGGAATTATACAAGTAAATACAACCGATCTTGGTGAGGCTGGAACAAAAATTTATGTAAATGGAAATGGTTCACTTGTTGGAACTCGTCCTACATCAGGACCAGCAAGATATATAGGGGTGGTTGGAATTAAAAATACAAAACCCCTTGGAGGAATGATTATTGTTCAGACAAAAGGAAACGGAACATGGGGAGCACTCAAAGACGGATTGTCTTAAAAGTGGTATAATTTAACAATGGCAACCCTAAGAGGATCTCAAACATCATATGACATAGGAAATAAACCACCTACAGTTATTTGGACTGTTGTTCGTGGAGATACTTCTGGGTTTAAGGTTTATGTAACAGATGATGCCCAAGAGCCTTTGATTCTAAAGGGCGAAGGATCAGAGTGGGACATTGCTATGAAAATAAAGAGACCCAACTCAACTCCTGGAGTAATTACAGACGATGCAACACTTGTTTTGTCTTTAACTCCAGTCGCAGACGAGGACGATCTGGTTGGAGAGTTTACAGTTTGGCTTACAGCAGAAGAATCAGTGCAACTTGAAACAGGAGACATCTTTGATATTCAGGTATCAGACCCAACAAGAGTTTGGACAGTTGCCCAGGGTAGCATGAAAATTCTTGAAGATGTAACAGATTAATGGCAACATCAGTACTCCTTGACAATCTAAAAGGCAAAACGGAAAGAATGTTTCCAATAGACTATCCTGAAGTACAGATAGAAGACTTTACACGCAAAACACTAATTACTGAAGTTTTACCATTTAGGGTCAAGTTTACCGCAATTCAGATTCAGGCCATTGGTTTGGGAAATACTCCAGCAATCCCTTTACAGGTAATTGGATATAGCAACTATATTCTTTGATAGTATTATTAAATAGGGGTTATAATTACGACATGGCTAAAGTATCAATTCCATCAGTTAAAAGTCTGTTTCAAACTGGAGATAGACCTACTCAAGAAAATTACGAAGACTTAATTGATACCGTCGCAGCACAGGCAACAGACCTTGGTTCTGCGGGTAACAATGAAAACACAATCAATGGTATTGAGAACGTAACTGTTATTGATAACTTTGATGCTACAGTTTGGCGTATGGTGAAGTATATTGTTTCAATATCAAAGACTTCAGCAGGGGACAATAAGTTTTACGCAACTGAAATGACAATTCTTGTTGACGGTACAAATGTAAACGTCAGCGAGTATGGAACAATCGACAATGATGGGAATATTGGCACCATTAATGTCTCTCGTACTGGAAATACCGTGGCCTTAACAGTCACTCCAGATAATACGATCAAGCCAGTCACTGTACGATTTGCTCGTATGGGACTTAAGGCATAACTAAGGAGATATAAAAAATGGCAACAGTAAATAAAGATTTTAAAATTAAGAGTGGTTTAATCGTTGAAGGTACAACAGCGACAGTTAACGGTTTTGACGTTCTTACAAAGAAGCAAGCAGATCAAGATTACGTAGTTAATCTTATTGGTGGTACATCAACATCTGCTAACACACCAAACACAGTTGTAAAGCGTAATGTTGATGGAGATTTTGCTGCAGGAGAAATTACAGCAGATTTGGTTGGTAATGTAACTGGTAATGCAGATACAGCAACAGCACTTGAAACTTCTCGTACAATTGAGTTGACTGGAGACGTAACAGGTTCTGTATCTTTTGATGGTACATCAAATGTTCAAATCTCAACAACTCTTGGTGGCTCTTTTGCAACAGATGCAGAAGTTGCTACAGCAAAGGGTGAAGCAATCACTTCTGCAGAAGAATATACAGATGTCCGTGAAGCAGCAATTACAACTGCTTACGAAGCATATGCAAACCAGGCAGAACTAGATGCAATCGCCGCTGCAGCACTTGATGCAACAGCAAAGGCAGATGCAGCACTTTCTTCTGCAAACTCTAACACAGATGATGAAATTTCAGCACTTGACCTTTCACTTAAGGCATATGCAGATCAGTCAGAAACTGATGCAATTTCTGCAGCCTCAGCAGATGCTACTACTAAGGCTAATGCTGCAAATACAGATGCTAAAGCATACACAGATACTCGTGAAACTGCTATAACATCTGCTTACCAGTCATACGCAGACACTGCAGAGACAGACGCAAAGGCTTACACAGACACTCGTGAAACAGCGATTACAACTGCTTACCAGGCATATGCTGACACAGCAGAAGCAGACGCAAGGTCTTATGCTGATCAAAAGGTGGCAGATCTTGTAGATGCTGCCCCAGGACTACTTGACACATTAAATGAGATTGCTGCTGCAATTGGCGATGACGCTAACTTTGCAACTACAATTACAAACGGTCTTGCTCTAAAGGCAGACATAACATATGTTGATGGAGAAATCTCTGATCTTGATACAGCAGCACAAGATTATGCTGATGCTGCAGAGACAGACGCTAACTCCTATACAGATGCTCGTGAAACAGCGATTACAACTGCTTACCAAGCATATGCTGATCAAGCAGAGGCTGATGCTATCTCTACTGCTTCAGCAGACGCTACTTCAAAGGCTAATACTGCGGAATCAAATGCTAACTCATACACAGATGGAAAGATTTCTCAGGAAGTCTCAGACCGTAATGGTGCTATCTCTTCAGCAATCACAACAGAAATTGCTGACAGAAACACTGCAATTAGTGCAGCAATCACAACAGAAGTTGCTGATAGAAACTCAGCAATTAGTATTGCTATCGCAGACCTTGATTCTTCAAGCCAGGATGACCTTGATAATGCAATTGCACAGGAAGTTCTTGATAGAAATGCTGCAATTACAACAGCAGTTGACGCAATTGACACAGATGTTGTTGAAGAGGGAGAAACAAACCTTTACTTCACAGACTCTCGTGCAAAGGATTCAGCGGGAGATCTTCTTGCTGGCGCAACAAAGGAAAACATTCAAATCAGTTACACTGGTGGAGTTCTAAGCATCTCTGCAGAAAATGGTGTAGCAGATTCTACAACTGATGATCTTGTTGAGGGAGAGACAAACCTATACTTCACAGACTCTCGTGCAGTAGATGCCCTTGAAGCAGTTGTTCCAAACTTCACAGCAGTTGAGTTAAACTCAGTTGCTAAGCAGGTTGCAGCAACACTTGAAGCAGCAACAGCAGGAGTTCAGGTAGGACACGCTTTTGCAAAGGCTGACTACCGTTCAGCAGAATACCTTGTAAAGGTTGCTTATGGCGATCACACAGAAATCTCAAAGGTACTTTTAACTCTTGATGTTAATGACAACATTGCAATCACAGAGTACGGAATTGTTGGAACCAATGGTTCAGCATCTACAATTTCAGCAGGTATCTCAGGAACAGATGTACAGTTACTAGTAACAACTGCTAACAATAACTCAACAGTTACTGTTATGGGTACACTTCTAGTTTAATAAAAAATAAAAATAGTTGGAAGAAGGAGTAGTAAATGACAACAGCCGATAAAGACTTCAAGGTCAAGAATGGGTTAGTCGTAGCAAACGGCGGTGCATTCGGAGATGCAGTAACAGTAGGAGCACCAACTCTTGCAGGGCATGCAGCAACTAAGGAGTATGTTGATTCATTAACAGGATCTATGGCTGTAGGCACAACTGCTCCTTCTTCACCAACCAATGGAACGCAGTGGTTAGATACTCTTACAAACAGAGTTAACTTTTACTACGAAGGTTCCTGGTATACACAGGCAACAATAGAAGACACTAACAATATTCCAGATCACATTCACGACACCGCAATTGATGGCACAGGACTTATTGTGACAATGTTTGTTGATTCTGGGTTTTTTGATAGCCCTATGACATCTGAAACAGATTCTGGGCTTGCATCAGACGAGGTTTTTTCATCAGTACATGATGGCGGAATAGCAATAGATAACTTCAATTAAAAATTGGATGTTATAATTAGAACATATGGGCAGCACCCATTAGGAGGCAATTAAATGGCAGTAAGACAACAACAGCGAAGAGGCACTGCAGCGCAGTGGACATCAGCAAATCCAATTTTATCACCTGGAGAAATAGGTTTTGAAATTGATACCAACAAGTTTAAGATTGGTGATGGAACAAATCGTTGGGCCACTCTGACATACTTTACAGCAGACGCAGCAGCAGCACTTGAAGGACTCATTGATGGTGCTCCAGGTCTCCTAGATACTCTAAACGAACTCGCAGCAGCAGTTGGCGACGACGCAAACTTTTTTGCTACAGTAAATACAAATATTGCAACTGCTAAGACAGAAGCAATTTCTGCAGCCTCAGCAGATGCCACAACCAAGGCAAACACCGCTAAGTCAGGCGCAGAAGCCACAGCAGCCTCAGATGCAACAACTAAGGCTAACGCCGCTCAAGCAGCAGCAGAACTAACTGCATCAAATGCTCTTACTACTGCAGTAAATAATTTAGAAGCATACGCAGATCAGGCAGAAGCAGATGCAATTTCAACAGCAGAGGCTTACACAGTCACTCGTGAAGAAGCAATCACAACTGCTTACCAGTCATATGCTGACACAGCAGAGCAAGATGCTAAGGATTATGCAGATGATTTAATCAATGATGCATCATCTTCTTCAACAGAAGTTTGGTCAGCATACAAGACAAGCACAGAAATTGGTCTTGCTCAAGCAGCAGCAGAACTACATGCAGATGAAGCAATCTCTGCACTTGTAGACTCAGCACCAGCAACACTTGATACACTCAATGAGTTGGCAGCAGCACTTCAGGACAATCCAGACATTATCTCTGATCTTCAGGATATTGCAGCAGGAAAGCAAGATACATTAACTGCAGGATCAAATATTGACATTACAGGAGCAACAATTTCTGTAACTGGTCTTAGTACAGATGACGTAGCAGAAGATGCTGGAAACCTATACTTTACAAACCAAAGAGCACTTGATGCAACTGCAGCAGCATACGATGTAGTAGGATCTGGAGCAGGAGCACTTGAGCAGGCTAATGATTACACAGATGGTGAAATCACAACTGCTCTTACAACAGCGCAAGGATATGCTAATACAGCAGAACAGAATGCAGAAGCCACAGCAGCCTCAGATGCAACAACTAAGGCTAACGCCGCTCAAGCAGCAGCAGAAGCAACCGCTGCATCAGCACTGTCTTCACATGAATCAGACACCACAGGTGTACACGGTATTGCAGACACAAGTATTCTTGCAACAACCACTGGAATAGAGACATTAACTAACAAGACATTGACTAGCCCAGTAATCAATGGAGCAACAGTTGGTGGAAGTATAGTTCCTACAACAGACAACACATACGACCTAGGTTCTCCTACAAAGATGTGGAAAGATATTTATGTTGGTCCAGGATCTCTTTATGTTAACGGACAGAAAGTTCTTCAGGATGAGTCAGGAGCAATCGTTGTATCAGCAGATATTGACGAAAACCTAGGACTACGAACAAGCGGAAGCGGTAATATTGAACTTGATCCAACAGGAACTGGTTCTATTAATATCAAGGGCTCAGTAGTTGTAGAAGCAGGCGCTAATTTCTCAAGCGCTGACGGTAACGGAGTGACATTCAGCAATGGACTAAAGTCTGATACAGTTACAAGCAAGACAACAAATACAGATCTGTCTTTGTCAGGTAACGGAACTGGAAAGGTTTACGTAAACGATAACGCAGAAGTAGGCGGAAACCTTACAGTTACTGGCAACCTATCAGTTGGCGGAACAGTTACAACAATCCACAGCGAGACAATTTCTCTGGCTGATAACATCATTGACTTAAATAGCAATTTTACAAGTGGAAATCCAACTGAAAACTCTGGAATAAGAGTTGTTCGTGGAGATGAATCAAACGTTCAGGTTCGTTGGAATGAGACTGCAGATAAGTGGCAGTTTACAAACGATGGCTCAGTTTTCTTTGACATTGCTCCAGAACAATCACCAGCATTTACAGGAACACCTTCAGCACCAACTGCTGGAGTTGGAACCGATACAACACAGGTCGCTACTACAGCATTTGTTAAGGCAGCAATACAAGATATCGCTTCTCTTAACCTAGTGCTAGATGGCGGTGGAGTGTAATATGAAAAATTTAAATACAAAAAAGAAAGTGTACGCAAACCGTACAGAAGGAGATAAATAAATGGCAACTAGAATGCAACAGCGTAGAGGATTAGCAGCCCAATGGACGGCAGCAAACCCAGTTTTAGCAGCAGGTGAAATCGGTTTTGAAACTGACACTAGCAAGTTTAAGATGGGTAATGGAACATCTACATGGTCTCAATTAGTATATTTTGCTAATGCAACAGAACTTCAGGAAGCCATTGAATCAGTTGTAGGAATGTCTCCAGAGGCTTTGGATACTTTAGCAGAAATATCAGCAGCACTTGGAGATGATCCTGATTTCTTGTCAGCATTGGTAACAAATACACAGTTTGATGCTGCTACTATTACTGCAGCGTCAAGCCTTCAGAATTTGAGCGACTCAGTCTTTACAGCAATAACAACACATGGAGATAAGACAACAGGAGTACACGGAATTGCAGACACAGCGGCACTTGCGCTAACAGCAACAGTTGCAAGCGATATTGCAACAGCAGTATCAACACATAACTCTATTACAACAAACGTTCACGGTATTGCTAACACAGCACTTCTTGCAACTCTTTTGAATGTATCAGATGCCGTAACGCAAGCAGGAGAAATTACAGATTCAAAGATTACTGACTACAACACAGAAACAGAAAATGTTCATGGAATAATGGACACAGCAGATCTTGCTGTTCTGGATGACATTGTAGAGCATAACTTGGAAACACAAGGTGTTCATGGAATAATGGACACAGCAGACCTTGCACTTCAATCAGATGTTTCAGATGCGATTAGTTCTCATCACGCAGAAACCATGAATGTTCACGGCATTGCAAACACAGCACTTCTTGCAACTACAGCAAATGTATTAACAGCGAAGGGAGAGGCAATCGATGCAGCAACAGTAGCATCTGGACTATACACAGATGCAGCAGTAGAGGCATTGACAAAGAATTCTGTAGGACTCACAAATGTAGACAATACAGCAGACTTAGATAAGCCAGTTTCCACTGCACAGGCTACAGCAATTGAAGCAGCAAAGACTGATGCCACACAAGACGCAGCAGATGCAGCAGACACTAAAGTTTCAGATCACAACTCAGAAACAGAAAATGTTCACGGTATCGCAGACACAACGGTCTTGGTAACTCAGACAGATCTTTCAAACGCTATCTTAGGTGTGACTATAGACATGTCAGCCTTTGCAGGTCAAGGATTAGAGTGGAACTCGGCAAATGAGCAGTTTGATGTTGACGATACTATAGCAACAGAGGCATATGCCGATGGCGCAGTTTCAGATCACAACCTTGAAACAGAAAATGTTCACGGTATTGCAGACACAGCAGAGTTAGCATATAAGAATGCAGCAAATCAGACATTTACTGGAAACCTAGAAGTTGAAGGTAACATTGTTGTTGAGGGAAACCTAACAATTTCTGGAACTACAACTACAGTAAATGCAGCAGATCTTTCAATTCAAGACCCTCTAATTTATCTAGCATCAAATCAGTACACTCAAGACACATTGGACGTAGGTTTCTTGGCTGCAACTGGAGCACCAGGAGGAACAGAAGAAAGTCATCTTCACTCTGGATTCTTCCGTGATGCAAGCGACTCTAAAAAGTGGAAACTTGTATCTAATGTTCCACACCCAGTAAACAATGTTGTAGATGTTACCAACGCAACAAGAGAAACACTTGTTGTTGGAGCACTTGAAGCAACAACTGTGACCCCATCATCTGGAATCGTATTTTCAGACGGAACACAGACAAAGTTGGGAGTTCCATCTGTAACAACATTTGCAACAGAAATAACATCTTCTGCAACACTTGCAGCAGGAGAAGCAGATAAGTTTGTTCCATTAAATGGAGCAGTAACTATTACACTTCCTTCAACAGGATACTCTACTGGACAGTCAATTGACTTCTACCAGGCAACAGGAACTGGAGCACAGTTCTCTGATGCTAACGGAGTGGTTGGCACACCAGGAAGAAAGTTTAGAACTACAAACTCAGTTGTAACAGCAATGAAGACTGCCTCTGGTTGGTTGATCTTCGGAGACTTAGCACAATAATACAAAATTAAGGGAGATTAAATATGTCAAAGCAAGCAGGTAGAATGAGTCAGTCGGCAAACGACTTCTTAGAACCAAAGGCACCAATTAATGTTGTTGCAACAGATGTAGGTACAAGCCGTGCATTCAACAACGGAGCAGCATCAGTTGCTTTTCAACTACCAGCAGATTCTCCTGCTGCTACATCATATACCGTAACGTCAAGTACTGGTCAGATGGCGACAGGCCTATCTTCTCCAATAGTTGTACCTGGAATTGCTTCAGCAGCAAATGCGACATTTACTGTAACAGCAAGCAATGCATCAGGAACATCTGCTGCATCTTCAGCATCAAGTTCTATCCTTATCACAACAGTTCCAGCAACACCTAATGCACCAAGTGCATCAACGCCTAGTGCAGGAACAGACAGCGTTTCTTGGTCAGCACCATCAAATGGTGGAAAAGCAATTACAAACTATTTCTGGGCAGCAAGCGATGGAAAGAGTGGAAACACAGCAAATACATCAGTAAGTGTTGGTCAAGAAATGGGTTCATCACAAACATACACAGTTCGTGCAGATAATGGAAATGGAAGTTCTGCAACTTCTTCTTCTTCAGGAAATGTTACAACAGCATTTTCATTTGTCCCATTTGGTTTTACGCCGTTTAGTTTCGTGCCAATACCAGTACCAGTCCCAGTACCAGTACCAGTGCCAGCACCACTTCCAATTCCAGTACCAGTTGCACCAGTACCAGTCCCAGTACCAGTACCAGTACCAGCACCAGTACCAGTGCCAGTACAAAACTGTACTCCTGTGGCAAGTTACTCAGAGTACCGTGGTTCTTGTGGAGCATCAGTCACTATTTATGTAAATCCATGTACAGGTGCTGAATCATTTACATGTCCCCCTCCACCATTCGGTGCCTTCGGTGCTTTCGGTGCCTTCGGTGCCTTCGGTGCCTTCGGTGCTTTTGGTGCCTTCGGTGCTTTCGGTGCTTTCGGTGCCTTCGGTGCCTTCGGTGCTTTTGGTGCCTTCGGTGCTTTTGGTGCCTTCGGTGCATATTCATTCAGTGGAGGAAAATCTGTAAGCGTAAACACATTAGTTTTGACTACAAACGGATATACTCAAGCAGCAAACCTTAAGGTAGGAGATGTTCTTGTTTCTACAGAAGTTCCTGGTCTTGGAATTAACTTCACACTTGAAGATATCCAAAATTGGTCAGGAAACCCAGAAACCCTTTCTATGGTCCCTGACAAAGAAACAACAATCATGCACATAGGAACTTCTACAGCAGAAGAGTCTGTATCGATCAATGGCGAGTTCTATTCAGGATCTCACTACATGTTGGTAAAGAGAGATGGAGAGGCTAAGATGATTGCCTCAGTAGATCTTTTAAATACAGATGAACTATGGTCTGCAGATACAAACACTTGGACTCCTATAACTGAGTTAATTGTTACGTACCTGCCTCACCAGGTTGTTTCTATCAACTGCGAACCTTACGATATGTTCTACACAGATCACTTCTTAGTGTATGACGGCTATCAAACAGAAGAATAGTTTGATATGTTCGATCCTGTAGATACGTCTGGTTTTGAGGTTGATTACCCAGAAGCACTATCTGGGGCATGGGTTTATTATGTATTTTTTAAAAACCATGAAACCTTAGATGGACTTATTTGTGGATACTTTAATGATAAGTATCCAAGTGGGTCAGTTTATGTGGGTGACTATATACTAAATGACTACCCAGATGTCTATGGAACATGGAAAAAAGACAACGAATTTGGAGCCAACATAATGGATAGAATTGCCGTTTCTCCAATTCTTAGAAAAAGGGGAATAGGAAGTGCAGCACTTTTCTATGGAGCAACCCTATTAGAACATCTTTATGATAAAAAATTTGATCATGCATATGGGTCTAAGATTGGAAATAAAGTCCATGCCTCTGCTTTTAATGTGGACTATACTGTTGAGGCTACAGATGAAAGCAGTTCTCTAGACTTTAAAAAAGAGTTTTTTGATCAGCCCTTATACCCTCATGTATTTTTTGGTAGAAAGGCTTCAGAGTGATAGATTATATTGTTAAAGAAATAGATAGAGACCATAATGATTTAATAAAAGATTTGACAAAAACAATATGTAAAGAAAACAAAATAAACTATGATAGCCAAAACTATAAACTTTTCTTTTCTAATGAAAAGTTACTTCCTAAAAACAACTCTGTAAGATTTGTTTCTGGTTCAAAAAAGTATTTGTGTTTTTATGGTAAAATATATATAAATAAGGTCAATAGCATTATTGAAAACATACATTTACAAGATGAGACAGTGTCTATTGAGCCACAAAATAACAGTTTGTTAATCATGTGCGGGGGAATAGAAAATTCAACAGTTGTAGAAAATGATGAAGAATTGTTGCATTTTTATGTTGCACCATCCCATATGGTAGAACTACAGGACCCATCATTGTGGCAAACCCTTTAGTGTGATATAATTAAAAAAACGAAAGGCTTATATGAATACCATTAGATTTTTACAGATGTATCCAGCGCTAACAAATGTTGTTCCAGAGCCAGAGCCAGGAACAAAGAATGTTCCTTCATGGTATAAGGAACAGCCAGGAATCTCAGGAAGCGATATTCCTGACAGAGGAATGTTGAGACTTACTGTAAAAAAATGCCAGGCTTTTTTTGATGCTATGGCAATAGGGTATATCTTAAAAGTTCCATGCGATATATATATAGACACAACTGATGGAAACATTAATGTTCAACTTCCTGCTCATATGAACAAGTACTACTCCCTATTAATAAGCGAGCACCTAGAAGAGCAAGTTTCTCATTTACCAATAGATAAAGATATATATTGTAGCAAAATATTAAGAATTCATCCTACATGGATGGTTCAGACCGATAAGGGATATAGTACATTTTTTACAAACCCAGTGCATCAAAGTCCTTCACCATTAAAGGCTATTGACGCAATAGTTGATACTGATAACTATTTTACCGACGGGCATCTTTCCTTTTTGGTAAAAAAGAATTTTAAAGGAACCATAAAGCAGGGCACTCCAATGTTTCAGGTTTTTCCATTTAAAAGGGAAGACTGGACAATGGAACTAGATAAAAATTTTTCAGCAGCAAAAGTAGAAGAGCAAAGAGGAAAAGTTAGGTCTAGTTTTCAAAATGGGTACAGGCTTAAGTTTTGGGAAAAGAAAAACTTTAAGTAAAACTGTCGACTACAACTTTAGGTAGAGTTTTACTTTTTTAAAAACTCTGCTATACTTAACACTATTCCGTTTTTGAAAGGACGATACACATGTCAGATTTTTTTAGTTTTAAACTTCCAGAGGACTTCGTAGAAAAGTACAAAAGCCAAGAAAGCCCATTTGGGTTTAAGGATGCAGCAGAAAATTCACTTGGAGAAATTACTTTTATTCGTACTTATTCTCGTATGAAGGAAGATGGAACTAAAGAAAGATGGCACGAAGTTTGTCGTCGTGTAATCGAGGGTATGTATTCAGTTCAGAAGAACCATGCTAAAGAAAACCGTTTGCCATGGAATGACTACAAGGCTCAGAAGTCTGCAC